TTACTTTGAGAGCAGAGTCTCGGTGATGCCATTGGCGAGCATGCGCCGGGTGCTCGGGACAGGCACACTGGAAAGCGCCGGCGTTTTGACCAGCGCGATCAATTCAGAAACCGTAAAGACGCGAAGCCGGCCGGTTCTGACGTCACGAATAAAAACGGTGTGGCTTGTCGTCAATGACATATCGACGTAGGCCTTGCATTCACGCGACTCGTGCTCGCCATAGGATTGCAGGGTGGCAACTTCCGCCTCGCGTTGCGAGATATTTCGCGTGTCCATCAGGTGAGTCACGCATCGGTCGATTAGCAAGATACGATCGTGTTCCAGGTGTTCGGCCTGGTGCTTCACCAGGTAAGCGAGTGCGCTGTAATGCAAGGTCTGTTCGTGCGTAATCATGATTGGTCTTTCCCGTGGATTCTCTCAGTCCAGCAATTGAAGTTGACGCATCACACGCTCACGCACATGCGGCGAGAACGGCAAATCAATCGCCGGGTTAGGTTTCGCGCTGGGCGACAGGGTTCTGACTGCTTCGAGTTGTGCCACGAAGGTGTGCCCGCACATGTAGTCGTTACAAACGAAAACAATTTCACGCATCGTCGTCGACAACTCGCGCGATGTACGCGCTATAACTCGGCTTCTGCAATGCGGACAACACAGGGTGATTCGCATGTTTTCAATCCCGATCGAGAAAAGGTATCCGCCCCCGGCCTGTTCCTTATCGGTCAGCTATTTATTTCATCCCGGCGTGAGGGTCTGAGGCAAACTGCTTTAATCCTTCGAGGTATATCTTTCGCGCCATTGATGCGGCGCTGCGTTGGTCGGCCTTCGCCAGTTGTTGCAGCGCTTGGATTTCGTCGGCACTCATGGTGATCGGCACGCGTTTCGGCGCCGATTGGCTTGCATCTGTCGTTGTCATCATTGGATTCACCGTGTAACTATCTGCACTAAAAGGTTACTGTTTGTAATTGTATACCTTACTGTTAGCTAACGCACATACTTTAATGAAATATTTAAGCGAAGAAATGGACGACAAAAAGGTGCTTATTCAAGGCATGGTCGACAGAATGAAGGCTGTTCTGTGCGTCAAAAAAGACGTGGAATTGGCGAACGCGATCGGGGTGTCGAAAAGCCAAGTCGCGGTCTGGAAAATCCGCGATCGGTTGCCGCTTAATGAGTGCGTGGCGATCGCCCAGGAGCACGGCGTTAGCCTTGATTGGTTGGTGCTAGGCCGTGGGCAGTCGAACATTGAGGAAGCCGACATAAAGCCGTCTAGTAAATGTCCGCGTGACGGTGCGGCGGTATACGTAGACGTACCGGCGTTCGAACTTCCGAGCTATGTCGACGGCGATGCGTCGCAAAAGTGGCTACGCATGCCGCGTGATTGGATCGATGCAGAGGGTTTGCAGAATGTCGACTGGTTCGCGTTGCGCATTGCCGGAAACAATATGTCACCGGCGATACGCGACGGCGACGTGCTGTTCGTTGATCGCCGCGCGAGGGATATCGACGGCGTGTTCATCGTGCGCATTGGCGATGCGATTCGGGTGCGTCGAGTGCAACGCTTGCATTCGGGCGGTCTGAATCTGATAAACGATAATCCGGCCTATCCGAGCGAAGTCATACAGGCCAATCAGGTCGAAACCGTCGAATTCATCGGATATTGTTTCGGGCAGCTACGGAGCGCCTGCTAGGAGATGCCGGGCGCCCTAAATCCGAACAGTACCGAAAACGGTCGTTTTCGGAACCGGTCATCCGACGCCCATGCGAGCAATGTGCAAGAGGCCTTGAGCAATCACAACGTTGGCATTGCTCGCTACTTCGGTCGCGCCGTTCTGCAGCATCATGAGTGGCATCGACGCCGCGATCGGCTCCCATGCCGCGAGGAGTGCGGCCTTATCTGGGTGAGTTTGAAACAGAACGCCGAGCGCGGCCGTGAATACGCTGGCGGGTCCGCGTTGTCTGCTTGTGGCAAGTCCATAACGCCTCCGAAGGAAGGGCACCAGCTCACGCCGGCGTCGCGTTGCTTTCAAGGTGCATGCCGAGGGCCGACAGGGCCGCCGCAATGGTGTCGATCTTCGTCGCGTGTCCGAGGTCGATCACGCGATTAATTTCCTGACGCGGTTTGTTGAGTCGCCGCGCCAGTTCCGAGGGCGTGACGTTCTGCGAAAGCATGGCATTGAGCAAGAGCACTTTCGCGGCGACGCTCGCCGGCAACTCGATAAGCACGTCACCGCGCTTGCTTTCGCTGGGCGTGGGAACGGGGCGCTTATCTTCAAAATAGAAATCCATCGCGGTCACGAGCGCGTCGGCGGCCATCTCGATCGCTTCGTCGCGGGTGTTGCCGCCGGTGATCGCCTCGGGGATATCGCGGAACGTGACGAGAAAGCCGTCGCCGTCTTTTGCGATGCGGGCAGGGTATCGAAACATGTTTGCTCCTGGTGCGGGGTGCAGGGTGAAAGCGAAGGGCAAGCCCCTCGCGGGGCCGGCCTGTTATTTGATGCCTAGTTGTTTCAGGATTGGCCGCCTGAGCCCCTCGCGTACCTCTGCACTCGGATGCCTCGGCATGACGCTTTGTCGCCCGTTCAGCTTGATTTTCGTATGGTTCGATCCTTCCGAGAAAACCGCGCCTTGTCGGGCAAGCCATCGTTTACGTTCGAAGGCGGTAAGGCCGTGTCCGTAAGATTGCATGTAGGGCGGTTTTTGCAGCGTTTTGTCTTCCACGCGAGGTCGCCGATTATCCACGCTGAGGGCGCCATCGCGTGAGACGGTGACTCGCGTGCCGCAGAAGATCGATATATGTTGACTGTGCCAGCGCATCGCATCGATCCATGCACAAACCGAGCAAATCTAAAGCCAGGAACAATGATTGCGCAATGGATGTCTCCGCAATGTTCTGAGGATCTTAAATGAATTGTATGGTCGATAGTTCTAGCCAAGATGAGGATGTACCGGTACTTTCTGCCCGGGCCGCTGATGGTGCACTCGATCATTTGGAACGCATGGTGCGCGCTACAGGTGGCCCCGGTCGAGTTGAGCGTATTCAGGGGATGGACCTTAAGTATTGGACGTCCCGAATCAACTCGATGATCTACTGCAGCGGCTTACTCGATTCACAGCGTCAGCGCGCAATTCGGTTACTGACCGAGCTACGATCGTCAAACAGAGTGTGAAATCGCACGACGATCACCTCCGGACTGCCGGTCGTCTGCCGGAGGACGGAATCATTCCGCGCCAGATCGGAGTTCACGCCCGTACCAGGCAATTCAGGAAATCGCGAGATCGAGGAATCAGTGTTCGGAACTTGCCCAAAGCCAAAATGAGAAGCAGAGAGCATCAAGAGAATCGAAACATCAAGCGCCCTCATCGAATTGAATTCCGGTGCAATAATAGACGTCATTGTCAATGATCTGGCCGGCTGGGTCGAACGCTCGTTCTGGCCGGGCCCTGCCTGACGCGGTCGGCTTAGTCTGACCCGCCGCAGCCCTTGGATTTTCCCGACAAGAGACATTCCAGTCGGCGCACGTTTAAGATACAACAGAATCAATCTAGGCCGCTGACCCAAATGCCTCCGCAAAAATCCAAGTTGCCCAGCGTCCGGATCCGCATGGCTGCCGGTCAAATGCTTCTGCGCGGGGAGGCGATCGCCACTGTCTGTAAAGACGTCGGCATATCGTTTAACACAGCCAAACGGTATCAGGAATTGGTCGCGGCCGGCGGCCTTGCCGCGCTTGAGAACATGTCAGTCGGGGGACGACCCTCCGCGTTAAGTCAGGAAGCGTTCGATTGGATCGCGGCTGCCCTTCGAGGCGACCCCCAGACGCATGGCTTTCCTGGAGCGCGCTGGACCTCGGGCACGCTCGGACAATTGATCGAGCGCCAGTTTGGCGTGAAATATTCGCGCGTGTATGTCCGACAGATCGTCCTCAATCTTGGACTCGGTCCGCGACTCGCGCGGCGCCCACGGGAGTGAAGCCGCTGCGGGGTCACGAGTCGTCAACGATCTTCGCCTCTAAGCCGAAGGTCCGCAACTGGCCCGACGTTGATCGAGCAGAGTCGGCCGCCAATGATCGGTCCGCGTCGGGCAGAAGTCCACCCGTTTCTGACGGTTGTGCTGCCGCGAGCGCAACGGCGGGATAATTGACTGACCCGGTGGTTCATACCGAACATTTGAAGGACTGCTTTCATCAGACGGCTAGAGGGTGCTTTCCGGTTGCTCGATCATCTCTAATCGCGAATGCTAGGGGAGGAGTTTGCCGCGGTCGCAATATATTGACCCAGTCAGTTCGAGCGGTTAATGTTCAATCCACAGAACTCAGAGAACGGTCTGGTGCCTTAGAGTGGGGGGCGTCATGGGTCTGCATCCACGGTGCTGTGCTGTGATTGCCGCATTGGCATTCGTTGGCGTCGCCAACGCACAGACAGATCAACAGAAAATGAGCGACGCCCTATCCGCGATTGGCAAGTTTGCACAGGACTTCTGCGTGACGGCGGGCTCGACTTCAACCAGTTCGTCGACCGAGCTATCCGGTGAAGCCAAAGCCAAACTCAACACACTCATTTCGAAGGTAGCAACGATTGATGTGGGTGGATCTGCACGGCACCTCGATTCAGAAACGCAAGGTGTTCTGCAGAAAGATCTGGCACAGTCGTATCAAGACACGAACAAATGTCGCTTGCATGTCCTCGACACCCTGAAGAGCACGCTGATACCCGCCGCTGTGGTCGACCCTTCAGCAGCGAAATTTGCTGGTCGTTGGAGAGAAAACGACGCAGGTCTCCCTGAAGATAACGATAACAGCTTTATCAACGTCGTGGTTCACGGGTCGGCGCTTCATGCCATCATGTATAACGATTCCGGGCAAGAAACTGACTACGTTGACGGTGTGATCACAGCGGGCAATCTTGAAGGGACGCTCTTCCTCGCCAATGGGAGTCAGTTCGCCGGCAGGAATACGGTGAATATGCAGCTTTCGCAGGACGAACAAAAGCTCGAGGGCGTGATTACGTTTAGCGACGGGCGGGCCGCCGTCAAGTGGGGATGGAGGCGACACTGATGACGGCAGGGCGAAGCGGCAGCCCCTTTCACAATATCTATCCGTTCCGGATGACCTCGAAATCCTCGGGATAGATAAGTTGCGATGTCAACGCAGGTGTTCGCCGACGGCTCGACTAACGTTGGTTAAGGTATCGTTGGTACCTTGGACACCCCAACAATAGCAAAAAGCTAATCAGCGGCGTTCATCATTCAGGAGTGAATGACCGTTTGCTGAGCGCGGAGTCGACGCCTGAATGTTCGACCCGCGCCGCGGGCAATGACGCTTCTTGGGCGACCCGGCCTTTCGACAACGCCAAGTCCGTCCCGGCGCCGACAACCAAATGCCTTTCAGCCCGAGATGTACTGCAGCCGCACGTCAGATCATCGTGACAAATGCGTCAGACTAGAGTCGTTTCCGGCAATGACTGACGGGTAAATCTTGAGGGGACCCCGAGTTATCCGCCGTTTCGAAAGTGGTTGCGGTGCCGGTCGCTTGTCGGGTCGTCGCGCATTTCGAGTTCGAGCGCGGTCGTGTATCCGCCATCGGCGATCGTGTGCCGTACTCGCTTCGCAAGCCATGATTCATCGTCGATATCGGGCTTGAACCCACTGAGATAGACCGGCAGCTCGGGATAAAGGTCGGGGCGGCCGAGGGCGAGCGTGTAATCCATCGTCGCCTGACTGCGTTGCGTACGGCTCAGCTCGGCCATCGCCGCAGCTTGCGCGTCAGCTTCAGTCGCATACGTCTCGGGCAGCACTTTGAGGCTGTGATTGTTTCCCCCGCCCACGACGACAGACTTGCGTTTCGCTCGGCCGGTTGCATGGTAGAACGCCCGCACGCCCGCATAGTTCTCACGCTCGGATACATGGTAACGATGCGAGTCGCCCTCGGCGCGTGTCAGCTCGATCGAGTCGAGTTTCTTGCCGCTCGCGGTAGTACCGCGTCCGATGGGCATGAAAAGCAAGTTGGCGTCTTTCACGTTCATTACCGCGTCGTAACGCTTCGCCAGGCGCGTGAGAAACGACATATCCGACTCGTGCGTTTGATCGATATGGGAGATCACGAGTTTCGAGAGCGCGTCGCCGATCGCCGGCTTGAGGCTATGTTTGCCGGCGATCTTTCGAACGATCGCGCCGAGCGTTTCGCCGTGCCAGCTCCGCTCTATGCGCTCGCCCATTGCGTTAGTCATCGAGGCCGATCGAGCGCGGATCGTGAGCACGTCAGGGGCGCCCGCGTGCTCCACTTCATTGACCGTATAACTACCCTTGTCGACGACGCCTGTATCGGACCATCCAAACGCGACGCGCAGCACGGCGCCGCGTTTCGGAATGGCGAGTTTGTTGTCGCTATCGTCGAGCGTGATATCGAGCGTATCGGCTTCGTCCGAGCGCGACTCGGAAAGCGACAGGCTCACCAGGCGCGGGGCGATTTTCCTCGTCAGGTCGCGGCCGTCGAGCGTGATGTGATATTCGGGCGTTGGCTGTTTCATGCGCTCGCCCCTTTCGCCTTGGTTTTGGACTGCACGAGGCCATCGTCGACACGGGTAAGCGTGATCGTGAATTCGATGCGCCTCGGCGTGCCGTCTTTCTGGTGCAGCGATTGCGACTCGTCGAGGCCTTCAATCACAAAGGCGCCATAGACAGAGCCGGCGCCGTCGACCAGGGCATACGCCTCGCCTTCGTCGCCCATCTTGCGCAGCTCGGTAAGCGATGCGAGTTTACCGATTTGATCGGGCGCGAGTAGCCCGGTCAGCGTGATCGAGTCGTCGCCCGCGCCGAGGAATTGCCGAGCCGGCCGGCCGCCGACTCGTGACGTGCTCGGGTGGCGCCAGCTCGTGCGCCGTTGCAGCTCTTGATAGGCCAAGGTCGACAGCGAGAATACAAATTGTCCGAGGGATGCCAGCATGCTTTTTTCTCCGCTCAGTCGGTGAGGCGTGAACTGGTGCGCGCTTGCTTGGCGCGCTCGATTTTCTGGATTTCCGCGCGCACCTGGTCGGCGATCGCTTTCGGGTCGGCGCCAGAGATTTGGAAAATGTAGGTGTCACCGCCCGCCGCCGATGCCCCGCCGGCCGAATTTCCGCCCGCCTGGCGGGCCGCGAGCGGTGCGCGGGTGTCAATGGGCACGACAGGGGCGCCGAACGGCGTGCCGGCCGCTTGTGCGCCAGGTGCGGTGAATGAAGTCGCGGCGAGCGTCGCCAGGCCGATCGCGGCCTTTGCGATGCGCCCTTGCTCGCTTTCCATGCCGATCGCCGCGCCTTGGGTGATAAAGCCGCCCAGCTCGCCGAACACGCGCGACGGGCTATGTATGCCGAGGTTTTCCTTGAACCATCCGACCGTCGAGCCGGCGACGTTGGTGATGGCGTCTTTGACCGCGCCTAGCCCGCTCGTGATGCCGTTGACCAGGCCCGCGACCAAGTTCAAACCAAACTCGGAAAACTTCGCCGGCATGTCGATGCCGAACCATTGCAGCACGGCCGCGAACGCCTGGTAAAAGAGGCCAAGCGGCGACCAGTTGAGCACAAGCGCGCCGATGCCGGCCAAGCCGCCGGCGAACGCCTGGCGCACCTGGTCCCATAGGCCGCCGAAAAACGCCTTGATCGGCTCCCAATACTGGTAGATCACGAACGCAGCGGCAGCGATAGCGACGATTGCCAGGCCGATCGGGTTCGCGAACATCGCACGGCCGGCGAACATCGCGGCCGAGCCGAACACGCGCCAGGCCGAAGCGCCCAGGCCGAGCACGCGGGCCAGAATGCCGCCCTGTAGGCCAAGCGCGGTCATGCTGAATCGGACGATAGCGAGCGGGCCGAGCACGCCAGCGAGCATCACCATAAGGGCGCCGCCGGCCGTGAGTAAGAGCGCCACGCCCGCCGCGACTTTCATCAGGCCATTGGCGAGCACGGGATTTTCGCGCGCCCATGCGCCCATGCTTCGCGCCATGTCGCCAAGCCAGGTCACGACGCCTTTGACTTCCGGCGCGATTGATTCGCCGAACGCGACCAGTCCGTTTGTGAAGGTGCCGCCGGCCGCTTCCCACAAGTTTTTGAGCGTGCCGAGCTGCTTATTGACGCGCTCTTGCGTCGAGGCTTGTGCGGCCATCTTGCCCTGCACTTCGTCATAGCCGGCTTTCCCTTTCTCCATCATCACGGAAATAGCTTGGAGCGTTTCGGAGTCTTCGCCAAAGATTTTCTTGAGAACGCCGTCGCGCTTTTGCGTATCAAGCGACTTCAATTTAGCGAACTGCTTGAACATATTGTCGAGGCCGCCAAACTCGCCTTTGCCGTTGGTGAAATCGAGCTGTTGACCGGCGCCGAGTTCCTTGTTTGCCTTGGCGACTTTGGTCTTATCCATGCCGAGCTGAAACACCTTTCGGAACGCGTTGCCGGATGAGCCGCCGACCAAGCCCGATTGATCGGCCATCACCAGCAAGGGGGCGAGCGCTTTCGAGCCGTCGAGGCCCTTTTGCTTGATCGTATCCATCGCGGGGCCGAGCTTCGAAAAGGCTTCGAGCATGTTGTTATCGTCGACGCCGAGCATGAACGTCTTTTGGATAACGTCAGTCAGCGAGAGCATGTCTTTCTCGGTCGTGCGCGTGGCGTCTTGTAGCTTGGCCGTGAATTCGGCCGCTTCCTCGGGCGTCTTTTTGAGCTGCACGGCGAGATAGGCGGTCGCCTCGCCCATGCCGCCTAGGATCGTTTCAGCGCTGATACCCTGGCGGGTAAGCATCGTCATCATGTTTTGGAAGTCGGCGGTCGTGCCTGGCAGTCGATCGCCGAGTTTCATCGCAAGGGTGTTGATCTTCTCGAATTCCGGCGGGACTACGCCGCCCGCGCGCATCAGGGCGCTAGAGAGCTGCGTCGCCGCGTCCTCGGCCTGGGCATAGGCCGCGATTGGAACGAGCGTTGCAGCGCCCACGACAGCCCCGCCCGCCATCATCTTCGCGCCCGTGCCCGCCATTGCGCCGGCGCGGTCTTTCAGGGTATTCATTTTCTCGCGCGCTTCCGACAGCCTTTTCGTGCGTTGCGTCAGCTCGATCAAGCGGTTTTGCTGCGTGGTCATCGTCACAGTAGTCGCGGCCATGCTCGCGCGCAAGGTCCGCTCATGCTGCGACAGATTGCGCGTGTCGACGCCGGCGCCGGTGAGGCGCGTGCGCAGCTCGCGCACCTTGTTCGCCTGGGCTTCGTGAGTAATGGCGAGCTGCGCGGCCGTGCGCTTCGCCTTCTCGAATTCCGCGGTCATCGCCTTGGTCGGCGAATCGGTCGCACGAATCTCGCCGGCGAGCTGCGTAACGCGTGCTTGGGCGTCGCGCATGTTGCGCGAGGTGCCCGCCAGGCCCGCGCGCATCTCCCGAAACGCGGCCACGTCCTTTTGCGTTTTTTGGAGCTTGCCGAGTTCGTCGCGCGACTCTTTCAGCGACTTCGCCAGCCCCTTGTTACCGTTCAGAATGTTTCGAATCGGTTTCGTCGCACCGTCGACCATATCGAACAGCACGCGCAATTTCAGATCGTTCGCCATCGTCTATTTATTCCCGCTTCGGACACGCGCACGCTCGCGCCAGTTCGCCAGCTCGGCGAGTGAAAGGCCATCCATATCGCGAGGCGTCCAGTGAAAGACGGTCGCGATATCGGCCATTGCTTCTTCTACTTCATCGGGTATGCCGTGCTCTAGCGCGCCCGATTCGGCAACAAAAAATCAGCGAACGCGACTCCCAATTGCACGAGGTCGGCCGGGTCCATTTGCTGCACGTCGAATTCGGTGAGCGTGGGCGAGGAAATGCGCGGCAACACTTTGCCGAGCGCATCCACGTCGAGATTGACCAGGGCATTGAGCGACGTGCCGCGCAGCTCGCCGGATGCGGGCTTACGCAAGGTGATTTCGGTGATGGTTTGTTCGCCGCGCGTGATCGACGTGTCGAGGGTAACGGTGTGCGGCTTGGCTTGGGTCATTGTGTTCTCGGCTTGAGGTTCTAGGGTTTAGGTGCTCGCCTGGTGCGGACCAGGCGAGCGAGGGCGGTGCGGTGATGCGTTGAGGGATTACAGGCCGATCGCGGTGCGCAGAGCGGCGAGCAAGTCCTCGCCATTCACCTTTTCGACCATGTTGATAAAGTCAATCTCGATAACGTCCGTGCCGTTGATCGTCAGCTTGTAGTAGCTGCATGTGGTCGTGACTTTGAAAGCGGTGTCGTCACCGCCTTTGGCGTTCCCGAAATCGAGTTCGGTGTGACGGCCGCGCACGACGATTTCAACGGCGTCGGGCTTGGTTGCGTCCTCGGCCTGGTAGGCGCCCGCGAAACGGAGCTGCACGCCATCGTGCTTCGTGATGCCCCATTGTTCGAGCACGGGGCGCATGATGCCGCCGCACGTCCATTCGAGCGTGATCTTTTCTTGTCCGAAGTCGATCGCGATCGGGCCATTCATGCCGCCGCCGCGATAGTCCTCGGTCTTGCGGGTGAGTTTCGGCGGCGTTACTTCGGCCACCTGGCCGACGAAATTCTCGCCGTTGTGGAACAGGTTGAACGCCTTGAGCTTCTTAGCCAATGCCATGTTTTCTTGCTCCTGGTTGATCCGCAGATTGAGGCCGCGTTACGCCGTGATGCGCGAGGCGAAGTCGGCGAGGTAACGGTCGGTGATGCGCTGGCGCAGCATCAGGTTTTCGATCGGCGGGACGGGCGTGTAGTCGTAATCGATATAGAGCTGCCCGCTCTTGAGCGAATCGACCGTGTTCGGTTCCGGGTCGTACCAGGCCGAGCCGCCGAGCAGGTAGCCGTTCGCGATCAGCTCGCGAAACTTCTGATTGATGCTTTCAATCATGTCGCGCACGAGCGACGGGTGCATGCCCTTGTCGACGTATTCGAGATGTGCCTCGGCCATCGTATCGGCTAGCACTTGCGCGGTGCGCGTGTAGTTCTCGAATGCGAACAACGGGTCAGACGAGCAAGTGCGCGAACCCCAAAACCGGAAGCCAGCGCCAGGGTTCACCAGCGTCGTGACTTCCTGTTCGTTCAGATAGCCCGCATCGGTCGCCGGGTCCTGCAGATCGAAAAACACGTCCTTGTTAATGCCCGTGACGCCATTGACCGCGACGTTTGAAAGCGTCTTATGCCAGCCCGTTTCTTCGTCGATCTTCGCCCGCATGCCGAGCGCGATCGCGGTCGCCGGTAGGTCGGTCGTCACGCTCAGGACCGTATCGAAAGCTTGGAAGTCCGGCCAGATAACCATGACTTCGCGCTGTGCGAATTGCTTGCGATACGTGGTCGCCTCTTCCTTCGTGGTCGCACCGCCGGCCGACACGTAGGCGAAGCCGCGCAGCTTTTGCGCGATCGCGGCGAGCGCCACGGCGACTTCCTGGGTGTCGAGGCCTGGCACGCCGAGAATGCGGGGCTTTACGCCGAGCTTCGCTTGTGCGGTCAGCAACGCATTCATGCCGGTGTATTTGCCATCCTCGCTTACGCCGCCAATGATGGCGCTCGAAGTCGTCGCGGCGTCAGTGCCGGCCGCTACGCGCACGACGACGCATACGGGCTTCGTTTGCGAGGCGATCGCCTTGAGCGTCTTGCTCAACGTGCCGAGCGTGCCGGCCTTCGCTTGGGCCGCGACGACGTTCGTGATGAGCACGGGCGTATCGAGGGGAAACGCGGTTTTGTCGGCATCTTCGGCCGTCGCGATAAAGCCGATCACGGCCGTCGATACGGTGCGAATCGGGCGTGTGCCTTCGTTGATTTCGAGCACTCTTACGCCGTGGTGATATTCGGTCGGCATGGTTTTCCTAGTCCGTTGAAGGTGAGGGGAAACGGGGAACGAGAAGCGGGGCGTGTCAGTCGACGATTTCAGCGCCGGCGAACAGGTAACGGTTCGGGTTGCCGATCTCGGCCGTCGCCGGGTTCAGCGCTTCGGCCGGTGCCGGCGCGACGAGCTGGCGCTCGCAGAAGGCGCGCGGGTCTTCGCCAGGTGCGGGCGTGGTGTCGAGATTGACCAGCGCCATACCGATCGATTGCGCGCCCTCGGCCGCAGCCTCGGCATCGTAGAAACTTGCGATCGAGACGGATGCCGTTTTCATTTCGAAGTCGAGCGACACGCTACGGACAACGTGATGCGAGGCCGGCACGCCTATCGAGGCGATGCGAATGGTTTTCTTCAAAGGCATTTCGTGTGCTCCTGGTGAATGAGTGTTATTGCGGTAAGAGAGGCCAATCCACGGTGTCAGGGAAACCCGGCTGTTGAGGAACATCACGCAACGCCTGGCGGTAGTCGCGAGCTGCGCGCTCGGCTTGGGCGTCGCCCTGGTCGATCGCACGTTCTACGAGCGCATCAGCCTCGGTCAGCCGCTTGTCACGTTCGACGCGTGTAGCCTCGGCGATTTGCGCGGCCAGCACGCCTGACATGTTCTCGTTCCAAAACGCTTCGAGGTCGGCTTGAGCCGGTTGGGGAACATCCGTCGCATTCCAGCGAAAAATGTATGCGTGCTCTTGTTGCGCGAAACCTTCCTTCGGGACTTTGCAGCCCATGAGGTAATCCCGGCCGCCTTCGAGGTCGGGGTACTTCAGTTTCAACACCGCCCAAAGGTCGTCGTTTGTCATGTACATGGTTATTGATTCCTCAAGACTGCGAGATGCAGCCAGATACAGTTAGCCGTCGAGCTATTGCCGCACGAGCGCCCGCCTACGCAGACATAAGGCGCGGTGTCGCCGATGGTGCCGTTACCGATGGGGCCGACTTCCTGCACGCCGCTATCCCACTGCACGCGGGCGCCGACGACAGCCTTAGAGTTCGGGTCGAAATTGTGCGAACCCCACAAAGCCGAGCCGTATTGACCGTCGACCCAGATACGAAAATTGCCGTCCCAATTGATATTGATTCGGTTGCCACTGTCGGTTTGCACGTAGCCGTATCCGCCCAGGCCAGGACGAACCGGAACGGGGTTGAGGTTGCCTTCGTGCCAGATGCGGTAACGCACGTTCCCAAATGACCAGCCGCCGACCGCGAATTGATTGTCAACATCGAGGCCGAAGTGCGCGCCGTAGGCGCCATCGCGCAGGAACGAAATCACGGCCGAGGCAGAGGGGTTGTTACCGCTTGAAACCGTGAGTGCGGTTTGTTGACCGGCCGCCGTGATGCCAGAGATACCGCCTTGTGTGCCCGATGCGAAGTTCAGGCCCGAAGTCGTGTTGTAGTTCCGGTTCGTTACCTTGGTGGCGGGGTCAAAGTTGCCCGTGTCCCAGGGCGTGACGCCGGCCCAGGTCGGACGGGCGCGCGGGAAACTGACAACGCCATTGTCATTGACCTGCAAGTTCCATTGCGTTTGTGCCTGGTTGATAAGTCCAACCATGCCGCTAGGATCGGCGCGCATGAGAGTGCTGTAAGCGCCGCTTTGAAAGAGCAGCGCCGCGTTAAGGTTCAGGTTCCCTCTCAACGTCCCGCTGGTGAGATTGAGCTTGCCATCGAGCGCCGCTTGCAGCCCGTCGACTTCGACGATTGCGTGCTTGTGCCCGACATTCGCTTTCAACGCCAGGGCGGGGCCGATCGTGGCTTGCAAGCCCGCCGGTGTCACCGCGCGCTGCGTATCGGTGCCGGCGATCGTCTCGGCGTTGGTCGCCAGTTCGACGACGCCTTGCCGTTCAGTCGTCGACGGCGGGTTCGTGAAAGTCGCATCGCCGAAATAGAGTTGCGCCGCGTCGATCTTCGTGAACTGCATGTCGGCCGCGAGCATGAGCATTGCCGCCGGCGACTTTTCCATAATCGGCGTCGCCTGGCTGTACACCGCAAACAGCACGCCGTTATCGAGATACAGGCCCAGGCCATAGAGCGAGTATTGATCGGTCGTGTCGTCTTTCAACGTCACATGGATGGTGTCAGGTGCGACGTTCTCGCCGGCGATCGTGGCGATTCGCTTGCGCTCACCAGGCAGCACGGTAAGCGTGTCGTCGGTGTCATCAAACGGCGCCGTACTCACGCCGATCGAGACGACTTTGCGGCCGTTGGTGCCCGTGTTGCCGGCGGCGACGAGCGCAGCTCGGCCGGCCTGGGTAACGTGAATGATGGTTCCGGCCATGTGTCAGATACCCGTGAAAGAAAGACGGCGATACAGGGCCGGCCGCACGGCAGCCGCGACGCTCTGCTTACCCTGCACGGCGAAACCCTGGGTGAATGAGTAGTGAGCACGCACGGGCTTTGTGCGATCGATTTCCGCGATGATGTCGGCGATGAGCTCGGCGGTCGGCGCTTCGCCAGCTCGTGAACTGACAGTGAGCACAACATCGAACGTACCGGGCACGCCTGGCGGGTCCATCTGAAACCATTCGCGCAGCGCGAGGTTTCCGCCGAACGCGGCGACGACTTCGCGCACGGCCGCAGCGGTGCCATTTTTGCGGGCGATCGAGATAGCGGCCTTGACGCGAGCACGCTTCGTTTGCTCGGGCCAATAGTCTTTCCAGGCGTCAATGCCCAGGTGCCAAGCGAGCCAGGGAAGCAAAGCGAGCGGGATCGTGTCCGGGTTCATCAACGTCGCGAGCGGCGTCGCAATGTCCGATATGCGGGCGTTGACGGTCGCGAGGTTGCGCTCGGTCGCCGTCGAATTCGGGGCGAGCAAGTTACTCATAAACGCCCCCGTCGAGCAGCTCGATCAACTCGCAAAAGGCCGCTTGCTGTTTCGATACGGGAATGCCGCCGACCGGCGAGGCGAGCAACACCTTTTGCACGCCTGGCGCACGCATCGCGGCGAACAAGCCATCTTCAGTAACTTCCATGCCCATGCGGTGCATGTCGTCGGTGTATTGCTTGGTGCGCTTTTGCGATTCCGCGAGCACGACAGCGCGATCGGGGCCGGCGAAAAATTTGAGCGTCGCGCGCACCTGGTAGCGCAGCACTTCGGCGCCCTCCACGGTTACTTTGTCGGTGAGCGGGCGCACGTTGTCGGCTTGCAGCGCGGCCGTCACGTTGTCGAGCAGATCGTCGGCGGCCGTGCCGTCGCCATCGCGCGACAGGATCGTAACGACGACTTCGCACGGCGCGGGGCTTACGGCCGAGGCGTCGAGCACGCGACCATCGGCGCCGAGCGCATGCGAGATATAGGCGCCCTCGGGGCCGGCGACGGAATAGCCTTGCGGGGCGAGCTGCGTGCGCTTGCGCAAGTCGTCGTCGCTTTCATAAACGCCCTCGATATCGTTCGCCGGATCCGGTTCGACAAGCGTGAGTTTCTTAACGCCGAGCAGTGCGGCGAGCTGTTCGAGGTCGCCCCCTTTGGCATAGGCGAGCATCACCGAACGCGCGGCATCGTTCACGCGCTGGCGCAAGACGACTTCGCGATAAGCGTTCTCTTGCAGGTGAATGTTCATCGGCTCCGACTCGAGTTCGAGCGCAGCGGCGATATCGGCTTGCTGGTCGGCGGGATACAGCGACACGAGTTTCGCCTTGCGCTCGGCAAGCGACGTCTCGTAATCGATCGTTTCGACGATATCGGGCGCGGGCAGTTGCGACAGATCAATCGGGGTGGCGCTCATGCCGCACCGCCATTGATGAGGCGCACGCTTGTCGATACCTGGTCGCCCGATTCTGTCGTCGACCCTTCAATGTCCAGCACTTGCACGCCGGCGCCGGTGTCGCTCACGTCTGTCGAGAGCTGTACGCGGGAGAGCTTCAAGCGGGGTTCCCATCGCATCAGCGCGGTCGCGGCAGCGGCGTACAGGCGCACGCGGGTCGCGCCATTGTTCGGCGCGTCCACCAGGTCGGTCAGCTCGCAACCAAACTCACGGCGAGCGATGCGCGTGCCGAGTGGTGTCGTCAGAATCTTCGTGATCGATTGATAGAGCTGGTCGAGGCCTGACGTTGCGCGGCCGGTCGATGCGTTCATGCCTTTCATAGCGGTTCGCTCACATTGTTGCCGTCGCCTTGTTCCTTGTGCGAGTGGTGCGCCCCGCTCTTGCCGCCGGCGATCACGTCAACGCTCACGCGGACGATTCCGACGATCACGCCGGCATCGCCGCCGCTCGGGCCGGTCTTGCCGCTCATGCCGTCGAGGAAAGCGAAGGGGCCTTTCACGGTCAGCGATTTCGTGACGGTCGTATCGCCATCGAGCGTGATCGTGTCGGCCTTGACGTTGGCGGCTTTCGTGTTGACGTTGACCGCATCGGGCGCGGTTACGTTGATCGTCGATCCGGCAGGCAAGACAACGTTGAGAACATGACTCTTAAAGTCGTATTCGAGAATTGCGCCGTCGCGATAGAGGCGCAAATGCTTGTTTGGGTCGAGGCTCGGCGGTTCGAAATCTTCGGAATAGAAACCTCGCAGTGCGACGGCTTGGGCCGGGTCGCCGCTCGGGCACAGCAGCATTACGCCTTCGCCCATCGAGGGCGCAAGCCACTCGATGGTGTCACCGGCAAAAGGCACGAACCATTGAATCCAGTCGGTAGTTAAGTCGCCGCTTTCCACGCGACACAACGCGCCGGACAGACCTATCACGGTGCCTTTGCGTAACCCGTTCAGAAATTGGCGTGTGGATTCGTTTGAGTTCATGCGCTCATGTTGCCGAGCACGCGCGCACGAGTCATCAAGGCGCGTTTGTTCGCACCTTGGGTACATAGTTAGGAAGCCAATCGATTATTTGACGATGTGTTTGAGCAACATATCGCGAATCATGTCGCGCTCGGCGTCGGTAAAGCCGAGCAGCACGCGCGCCGGATATTTGTATGTGACGCCGCCAGGTGCGACGCGATCGCTTTCGCCGTACTGGTGGACACGAGCGATACGCGCGACGCGCCCGACAAACCCGATCGCCAGGCCGTTCGCATCGGACTCGGCGCGCAGATAGCGGGCCTGACGCAGCCTCGCGAACATCGCCGCGCGTTTGATGCGGCCTTGCTTGCCGCGCAGCTTCTTGACGTGGCGAGGCTTGCGCGCCTCATAGGCGCTTTCGTCGGGGTTCTTTTGCTGCGCGATGCGCGCCGTTTGACTACGCCGCAGCTCGCGCGCGATATCACGCAGGGCCGCACGCCTGGCGGGCGCTTGGAGCTGCGAGAGAAGGCCGCCCGCCCATGCTTCGAGTGCCGTTAGATCGTCCATCACAGGCCGACAAAGCTACCGAGGTTCCACTCGTTCACAGGCTCGTCGACGTGCGTGATTGTCTGCACGCCGGCGGGATCGGTGCCGACGACGACGCTTTCGGTGAGCGTCAGTTTGATCGATAGATCGAAGGTCGTTTGCGTCAGGTGATCGACTTCGAACGTGATGCCGTTCTTTCGCGAGTCGTCGTTTGATACGAGGTCGGATTGATTGCGTTGAACCCAGGCCATCAGCGCGACGAACACGGTGTCGGCGTCGCCGGCGAAGTCGAGCAGGATCGCGTTCAGCACGAACCGATATTCGAACGAGAGCGAGGGCGTGGCCGTCGCGACGATATGCCCTTGATCGATGAAAACGAGCAGCTTGTCGGGATCGTCCTTGAGCGAGGGAACGGCCGAGGCGATCGCCTGGCGGAAACTGGCGGCCTTATTCATGGGCGTCGCCCTGGTGATCGGCCAAAGGGGCGGCCAGGGCCTTCGCCTGGCAATCCGCGATCACGTCGACGCGAGCAGCGCACTCGCCCCAGGCCGCACGCGCCACGTCGAGCGCTTTGCCCAGGTCGCCATTACTGCGCGGCGCCGTTGCCGGCATCGAGCAGCGTGTGACCGGCGCGCATGTGAGAAAGGTAGTCGTCGGCTCCGGTAAGCGCGGGGCTTGCGTACAGGCGCACAACGTCATCAGGCAAAGCGCCATCAGCCCAGGCGCGCACGGTTTCGTTTTCACGTTTCAAAGCCTCAAGTTCGGATTCACGGGCCGAGAGCGACGCGGCGACCGCCTGGCGTTTGCCTTCGAGCTGCGCGAGCTGCGTCGCGTGCTCGCGCTCTTTCTTTTGGAGATCCACGATTTGACCGTCGCGCCGGCCGACCGCCTCTTGTGCCGTGCGTGCGGTGTCCTGGGCGGCCGCCAGGTCGCCGCGCAAGGCTTGGACATAGAACCATGCAGCGACGAGCGCCAGGCCCGCCACGAGGCACGCAACCAGGCGAGCGGCTATCGAGATCATGCCGCCGCCTTGTCGGCACCGGCATATTTCGTATAGGCTTGGGCGAGCTTCGCGTCGTACAGGTTGCGGGCGTAATCCGGGCCGTTGTAGCCCTTGGCGAAGGCCGCCCACTTCCTACCCTTCAACGCGGCCAGCAAGGCCGTGTCGGCCGCGATAAAGCGCACGAACGCGTCGAGGTGATCGCCTTCGCTTTGCTGCATGCGCGCGACGAAATCGGTGATGCTCGAATACGCTAGGCGTTTCCAGTGAAAGCCCATGATTTGAAACGCGCCCCAGCTCGCCGACTCTTGTGCGGCGTCGGCGTTGATGCGCTCGGCCGTGGCGAGGCGGATGTATTCGGCCGCCCCGCCCATGTATCCGCCCTCGGTGCTCGATACGATGTTCGGGTACTTCGCCGCGAGCGGCGCCGGGTCGATCTTGCGCTCGGCCAGGGCCTTGAAAAACTTGTGCCGCTCAAAGAGGATCACGGGCCGCCCGTCAGGTAAGAAACCTTGACCGCGCGATTCGACTTCATTGACCGCACGAATCGCCGCGACAGACACGCCGAGCACGGCCGCCGCTTTCACGAGGTCGTCGTCTTTCAGGTGTATCGGCATCGCCAAGCCTGGCAGTGCGATAAGCGTTTTCGGGCCGGTGATGCCGTCGACGACGAGGCCGCGAGCGCGTTGCAGCGCCATCACCGCGGATTCGGTTTCGCGGTCATAAACGTGCGTCTCCGCGACAGGAAAGCCGGCGCGCGTGAGGCGCCTTTGCAGCAATGCAACGTCATCGCCGATATCGCCGAATCGCAAAATCATGTCATTCGCTCCGCAGAAGGCGCGCGACGTTGCCGCGTGCGCCGAAAACTAGGACTGTGAAAAGAAGCGCTCGGGCAGCTTCAAAGATGCCGACCGCCTTCGCGTGTATCGCCAACTCGATCGCCGAGCCGCCCAATGCGACCAGCAACAGCCAGGCGAACCATGAAACGTGATGCCGATGGCGCGAGCCGTCGCGGCGATACGCCAGGATGCGAAGCGCCGCGACGGTGTAGGCGACAAGCGCGATCAGTGCGAGAGGGTTGTGCATGGCGTTAGCCCTTTTTGAACAGCGCCAACAGATCGAACGTTTTGACGCGTTCGATCAATTGAAGCGTGACCGTGATCGCGAGCGCAGCGGCAAAGAACGCGGCGACGCCCGTGCTCTTGATCGGGGTCCAATGCACCACGTCAGAGGCGGCCAGGTAGCCCGCGATAAGCGAAATCACCAGGTAGGCGAAGCGCTTGGCGAGCGACAGGTCTTTCGACGTGACGACGACGAGCGCGGCGCCCGTGAATGCGCCAATCAACGCGTTACCGTCGACGCCAGGAAAGAGACTCGCAAAGCCAATGCCGGCCGATGCAACGGCAAGCGCGGTGATACTCGGTTCGGCCATGGCGGCGCACTCCTGGTTAATCCCACAAGTTGACGAGTGAGATAGTCGGTTGATCGTTCGGGGCTTCTGGCAAGTCGACGGGGTGCCCGTGAGGCAGCACGGGGCCGAGGTCGGCAAGCCCCGCGTTCGCTTCAAGCGTCGCCTCAACGACGCCGCGCGTGCGGCCGTAGTGGCGAAAACAGAGTGAATCGACGGTATCGCCCTGTTGTGCATAGACGCGCATCAGATCAGCTCTATCGTCGTGCGCGCTAGGCCGCGCATATCGTTGATGGCGTGGCGCGCGTTGCGTCGATCGGCGTCGATCGTCGTCACCAGCTCGTCGGCGTCATTGGCGCCTGACTTCGTGCTATCGAAGTCGCGATACTTTTCGGTGAGGTCCGCACGCGCGAGGAAATAGACCGCACGCCGATAGCGCGAGAGCTGCACGCTTTCGCCGCCGATATCGTCGGCCGGCAGATCGGCCAGGCTCGTGACGCCGGCGGCCTGGTGCGCAGCTCGCCAGGACGACAGCTCGCGGTTCACTTCGTCGCACGCGGCGATCACGGCGTCGCGCAAGCGCGCATGTGTCACGGTTCCGACCAGGCGCACGGCTTCACGCATCGCGGCCAGGTCGATCGAGGGAAACCAGCTCGCGTTAGTCACTGTCATCGATTCGGCCGGCGGGGTCGGCTCGGGCGAAAGGGATGGTGAGGCGATAGCGTTAAAGCTATTCATGGTTTCAGCTCTGAAAATGTGGGCGGTGGGCCGGCTTCGGAAACGCGTATCCGTCAGGCGTTGCGTTTCGTCGGCCGGCGCCGCCCAGCCGGGGGGGCTCGTTACGTGCGCGCGGCTTTCTCGCCGCTCGCAAAGCCGGCTTTTTCAAGCCGAGCAATGTCTTGTTTCACGCCGGCGCGCGAGTCGAGCACGAGCGCACGGCACAGGTGATCGAGTGCGGCCATACCGTCGCCGCTCTTTTCGGCCAGGTAGCCGAGCGCTTTGTGCAGCTTCGCGCGCACCTGGTCGTGCATGTCGGCCGAGGCCGTGAGCTGCGCGACTTCGCCGAGCTGCGCGGCGCTCACATGTTTCGTCGCGTCGCCTTTCTTGAACGCGGCGAGTGCCGCCTCGGCGAATTCCTCGGCGATCGCGGTCGCGAGCGGCCGGTCGTATTGGTCGGGCAATGTCATGCGGTGCTCGATCGCGTACCGGGCGATATCGAGGCCGCCGGCGAAGTCGCCCGCATCGATACGCCAAATCATCACGGTCGTTAAAACATCGTCCTGGGCGCCCCGCCCGCCACTCAACGCGCCGGCCACATAGTCGACGTATTCGGGTAACAGCTCGTCGCGTTTCACCTTGATCTTTTGTTCGATCGAGGCAATCGACTTCAAGCGTCGCCGATCGGTCGACAGCTTCACGAGCATCAGCTCGTATGCGTTCGCGCCAGCGAGGGATTCACCAGGCGCGGCGGATGCCGCAGCCTTTTCGGCCGTGACGCGTTGAAAGTGACGTTGAGCGGGGCTTTTCATCGTTACACCGCCGCGATGTTTTCGACCACGCAACCGGCGCCGAAATCTTCGACGACATACGCATCGTTCGAGGATTCGAAGTTCTCGATACGGTCGCGCTTCGCGTTGTCGACGATGGTGCGACGGCGTGCGCCCTCTTGCCAGTAGATCGACAGGTTATCGAGGCGTTGAACCATCAAGGCATTGGCCGGGAAGTAAGGAACGGACACGGCCGGCAAACCGCCGATGCGCTTCTGACTCACGATCATGTCGGCCGCCGCTTGCTCGGTCGGCTTGTTTTCCTGGTTCAGGATCGGGAAATACTTGTCGTGCAACAGCTCGCGACCGCAGATCACGACGAGCGCCGTATCTTCACGGTGCCACGGGTCGACCAGTTGATTCACCGCGTCATACACCAGCGCGTCGAGGTTGGCATAGTCACCGCCGGCGCCGATGCCTACCTTACCGGCGGCCTTGCCCTCGGCCATCACGCGTTCGGCCGCCTCGGCGCGATACGCTTGCAGCCATCCAATGTTCACGTCTTGCAGCAGCGGGTTCGCCGTGCGGTTTGACGTTGCCGCACGCGACGTGCCATTGAAACCGATCGTGATGCGATCGAGCGCCATGCGCTGCACGATCGCGTCGCGAAGGCGCGTTTGAAAGTCGGCGAATTTCGCCCAGGCATCGAGCTTCACATACGGGATATGCGAATCGAAGTTCGTTTGCGAGGCGAAATACTTGCTCGAATCGATATCGGTCGGGTCGGTGGTTTCGCGGTCCTTAACCTTGGTGTCGGTCGTGCTCGCGATCGGGCCGCCGATGCCGAGGCCGAGCTTTTCGCCTTGCTGTTCCGTCACGGGCATGACGTTGATTTTCGTGAGGAACGTGCTCGATTCTTGAATCTTCGTTTCGAGCGTTTGCTGCACGCTCGGGTCGACCGCAAACTTGACGGCCGCGCTCGGCACGCCGTTGAGCTGCGCGATTGCTTCCAAGTAGGAATTGAAAGCCAGGCGGGTTTTGTTCTGCATGGTTGTGTCTTGCTCCGAAGGGGTCGAGGGATGGCCGAGGGGGTCGAGTTAGCAGTCGGTTTTAGCCGCCGCGCCGGCGCCGGTTGCAGCCGGCCGGGGTTGGCCGTTGCCGGTAGTCGAGAGCTGCGTTTGCAGCTCTGCGAACGCTTGGCGATCGCGCTCGCCGGCCGCGATCAGATCGGCGACGGTCTGTTCGAGCGTGGCGAATGCTTTGTCCTGGGCGTTGCCGTGCGCGGCGATCGCTTCGACCGCTTGCGTTACATCGGCGAACCGGGTGTCGTCTTTGGCGCCCTTCTCTTTCGCCAGGCCGAGCAGCTCGGCAACACGGGCGAACAGCGACGGCGCGGCCTGGGGCGCTTCCGGTTCAAACTCGATCACGGTTTCGTCGGCTACGGTGAAAAGGTTCGTTGCGCTCACCTTGCGGCCAGCGAAGGGCGAGGCCGCCGGGTTCTGAGCTGCGAAGGAAAGGATTTCAGTGCCGAGGCTTGCCGGGCTATCGGTGATCGCCAGGCCGACGAGATAGGCTTGCTTGGTGTCGGCGAATGACGGGTCGACTTCGCACGAGGTATAGATTTTTTGCTTTGCCTTCGTCAGTGCGACGAGTTCAGGCGTCGGCGCGATTTGCGCATAGAGGCCGAGCTTTCCCGACAGCACGCCGATTTCGTCGCGGGTTTCGAGCGCCAGCACGTCGCCGTATGCCTTGAACGGACCATCGGGAATGATGCCGCGATAGTGTTCGAGGTTCAGGCGTGCGCCGTACAGCTCGGGGCTGTAGTTCTTTGCCATCTGTGTGAGCCAGTCGCGCGAGATGTTGCGGCCGTCCGTGGTAGCGCCTTCGACAGCGATGCGGAAAAACTTCGTCGCCGCATGCTTCACCGTGTCGGCGTTGGCGCCGGCCAGTGCAACAGAGCCGATACCCAGGGCGCCCAGGCCGTGAGCTGCGAAGTCAGCGGAATGGAGAACGGTGCTCACGGCGAGCGTCGCCGCGTGTGCGTCCATCGTGAAAGCGAACGCGATCGCCGCAACGGCGAACGACATAAGCGACAGCTTGCGAGATTGCATCGTTAGGTCTCCAACAGGGTTCGATAAGGGGTTCAACGTGAGTTCACATAGTGCGTGCGTGCACGCTATGTCTCAACGGTCGGCGATTGTTTGCGCTTTGGATACAAACGCTTGGACGTGCTTGCGCGCGCGCGGCGCGACAAACTTGGGGCCATGCTAGAAACTGCCGACATTGCCCCCGTGCTCGATTCGAATGCCGATCCTCGCCGTATAGCCCGCGCGCTCTACTGGCAGGGTTGGCGTGTGTCGTCGATCGCCCGTCATTTGAACGAGAAACGGCCGACCATCGAGGCATGGAAACAGCGCGACAAGTGGGCCGAGGCGCCCGCTATCGAGCGCATCGAGGCATCGCTCGAAACGCGTATGGCGGTGCTCATTGCGAAGGATCAGAAAGACGGTCGCGACTTCAAAGAGATTGATTTGCTCGGCCGCCAGGTCGCGCAGCTCGCCCGCGTGCGCAAGTACGGCGAAACGGGGAAAGAGAGCGACTTAAACCCGAACATCGAGGCCCGCAACACGGCGACGCGCAAAGAGAAGGCCGCCCGTAACTCGTTCAGTGACGAACAGGCGCAACAGCTCCGCGAGGCCTTTCTTGATTCGCTGTTCGACTATCAAAAGGTTTGGTATCGCCAAGGCCAGCAGAGAACCCGCAACATCCTCAAATCGCGCCAGATAGGCGCTACCTGGTATTTCGCACGCGAAGCCCTAGACGACGCCATAAACACGGGCCGCAACCAAATCTTTCTGTCGGCCAGCAAGGCACAGGCGCACGTTTTCAGGCAGTACATATGCCAGTTCGCACGCGAGTCGGCCGACGTTGAATTGACCGGCGAGCCGATCATCTTGCCGAATGAGTCGATCCTTTATTTTCTCGGCACGAATTCACGCACCGCGCAGAGCTATCACGGTAACTTTTATTTCGACGAATATTTTTGGGTGAGCGGGTTTCGCCAGCTCAACAAAGTCGCCTCGGGCATGGCGATGCATAAGCGTTGGAGAAAGACATATTTCTCTACGCCGTCGAGCATGCAACACGAGGCCTATACCTTTTGGACCGGCGAGCATTTCAACCGGGGCCGCGCGAAGGTCGATCACTTGCATATGGACGTGACGCACAAGGCGCTCGCCGGCGGCCGTCTTGGCGAGGACAGGCAATGGCGCCAGATTGTGACGGTCGAGGATGCCGTCGCCGGCGGGTGCGACTTGTTCGATATTGAAGAGCTGCGCCTTGAATACAGCGCCGAGGAATACGCAAACCTGTTGATGTGCCAGTTTATCGACGACACGGCGTCGATATTTCCGCTTGCGGACTTGCAGCGCTGCATGGTCGATTCGTGGGATGAGTGGGCCGGCGATTTCAAACCGTTCGCCGCTCGGCCGTTCGGATATCGCCCCGTGTGGGTTGGTTATGACCCTGCCCTATCCGGCGACTCGGCCGGCCTTATCGTCGTCGCACCGCCGGCGGTGCCGGGTGGAAAGTTTCGGGTCTTGTACAAGTGCCAATGGCGCGGCATGGATTTCGAGGCCCAGGCCGAGGCGATTCGCCAGGTCACGCAGCAATACAACGTCACGTATATGGCGATCGATACGACAGGCATCGGCCAAGGCGTGTATCAACTCGTGCGTCAGTTCTACCCGAACGCGGTCGCGCTCAATTACTCGCCCGAAGTGAAAGGCCGCTTGGTGCTCAAAGGCTTAAATGTCATCGGCAAGGGTCGGCTCGAATTCGATGCCGGTTGGACCGATCTAGCCCAATCGTTTATGGCGATCCGCAAGACGATGACAGCGAGCGGTAAGAAGGTCACATACGAGGCCGGTCGCAGCGAGGAAACAGGACACGCGGATTTGGCTTGGGCGTGTCTGCATGCGCTCGGCAATGAACCGTTAGAAGGCATTAACGCCAACAATACCGGCTTTATGGAGTTCTCAAATTGAGCAAGCGCAAACAGCACATGCACGCCGCACCGCCGGAGCCGGCCGCCCCGTCGACGGCGCCCAGGGCCGAGGCTTTCACGTTCGGCGATGCCATGCCGGTGATGGATCGCGCGGAAATACTCGATTACGTCGAGACGTGGGCGGCCGGCAAATGGTTCGAGCCGCCGGTGTCGACGTCAGGCCTAGCGAAGTCGTTTCGAGCTGGTGTGCATCACAGCTCGGCGATTTACTTCAAACGCAATGTGCTATCGGCGACGTTCATACCGCACAAGTTGCTCACTCGCGAAGAGTTCGATAAGTGGTCGCTCGATTTCCTGGTGTTCGGCAATGGATACCTTGAACGGCAAAAGAACCGCCTCGGCGGTACGCTCGCGCTCAAACGTGCGCCATCGAAATACATGCGACGGTCGACGGACTTGCAGCGCTTCTACCAGGTCAACGGATGGCAACAGGAACACGAGTTCGAGGCCGGCTCGATCCATCACTTGATGGAACCGGACATTAATCAAGAGGTGTACGGCTTGCCCGAATACCTGGGCGCCCTGCACGCAGCCTGGTTGAATGAGTCGGCGACGCTCTTTCGCCGGCGGTATTACGAGAACGGTTCGCACGCCGGTTTCATCCTGTACATGACGGATGCCGCGCAGAGTCAGAGGGATATCGACGACATGCGTGAGGCTTTGAAGAACAGCAAGGGTCCGGGCAATTTCCGAAACCTGTTCATGTACGCGCCGAATGGGAAGAAAGACGGCATCCAACTCATACCCGTGTCAGAGGTCACGGCGAAGGATGAGTTTTTTAACATCAAGAACGTGACGCGCGACGACTTGCTCGCAGCGCACCGCGTACCGCCGCAGCTCATGGGCATCGTGCCGAGCAATACCGGCGGTTTCGGTGCGGCCGACACGGCGGCCGAGGTATTCGGCGCAAACGAAATCGAACCTCTGCAACGTCGATTTTCGCAGATCAACGAGTGGCTTGGTGATGAGGTCTTGCGCTTCAATACGTACTCGATTAAGTCGCCGAAGGCCTCCGCATGAGCGAGTTGGGAGGTCCTTAAAGGGGGCTTCTCACGATTCAGGACGCGATTGCTTTGTCTTTTGCCGGGGTATACGGTTGGACGTGCTTTTCGACCAGCCTTACAAATTGCAGGTTTTTGAGGGAGATCCGTGTGGCAATTTTGGCGACCGTCCGCGCACGGTAAAGATTAAAGCGCCTGTTGGCGTTCGAGCACCAACGCGGTGAAGGTCGAGAGATCCATTAGCCATCCTTGCTGGGCGTCGGTATAGGTGCCGTGTAAACCTTTGGGCAAAACAAGTTGAAGCCGCTTGTCAGCCATCTCGTCGGTTTGATGAGTCGATATCGCAGTTTCGAGCGTTAGCAAATGCTTGTCCTGGATGCGGTCGGCCTCGGCAAGAACCTGACGCCATCGATCCTTACAAGTTGATTTGACGCCCAGCATTGTCAACCTCAAAACGTCGAACGCCGCATCTTGATAGGCCGCGCTCCCAGGAAACAGAAAATCAGGTTTGGCCTTGTTCTCTGTTATAGCCGTCCGTGAATAGTGAATCCCGCAGCCGAGAAAGATGTGCTCTAGATGGTTTTCCAATGCCAAGCCAACACGACTCTTACGTCTGTTCTGCACCGAGAGTGAAAAGGATAAGAAGCCGTCGACGTCGACACCGGCGTCGACCTCGCCGCTGAAGCCCGCGGATAGTCGATCTGCGATCAGATGGCGTTCCAGTGTTCTAAAGAGGATTTCTTCGCGCTCCATCCAGGCCATGAGGACCGAGTCCGGTGAGTCAGCAGCGTGTACATCGTTCAATGTAGAGCGCGCATAGGCGGAAAATACCCGGGTGGTCGGAAATTTTCCTTCGAATTGCTCCAGCATGGCATCTAAGAAACTCACCTCAGATGTTTCGACTACGACGCCAATACTTTCCAAAATGAAGCGGGAAGCAAACTCGATGCGATCTTGCTCTGTTTCAAGCTCCGACTTAACAGAAAAACCCGGATGGGCAAGGTCGTTAAAGCCGAACAGCCATTCGATTTGTCGAGCGATGCTCGATCCGTTTTCCGCGATCACGACCAACAATCCGCCCTCGCGCCGCTTGGCAATCACGAGTAGGTCGCCCGCAACTGCATTGAGCGATACATTGGTTGTCGGGAAATACAGACGGTACTCCCACCGCATCACTCCCCTCTCAATTCGAGCCCGCTGACGTGCATCGTACCAGGTGAAAACGGCATCTTCTACGATGGGATCGTCGTCTTGATCGTTAAGATATAGGAGCTTGGCGTCGTAGCGGCTTTTCCCGTCTGGCTCGCCCAAGATCGCTCGCAGTCCCTCAACGCCGTTGAACTCATGTTGGTTGGAGAGCAATACATCCGCTTCGACCGCGCTCAACCGTTTCGCGGCAATGCCATCGAAGTACTCGGAAAGGTAGCCTCTTTTCATTTTCTTTGTCTTTGGAAAATGCTGTTATTGTAGCGGCGCTCAAAGGAAAAACGGGACCAAAGATGCAAGAAAATCGCATGCTGTCGATCTGCGAAAAACTACAAGCAGGGCAGCTTTCCCACTACAACACGGAGCACGTCATTGAACAGTTGGCTGCTGAAGGTAAGCGACGCATAGATGCTTTTGTTTTTGAAATGATGTTCAAATTTAGATTGAAGACTATCGCCAACAATGTTTTAGGGCTGACGGTGTCATTCGGGTGGCATCTAGGTTACAACAAATATCGCAACCCGCTGTTCTGGTTCCGCGTTATGGACCATGACGATGATTGGAACGCTTGCGACGATGCGATGCTTGCGCGGCTGGTGGCTTTTCGAGCTGAACCGTATAAACGAGAAACGGTTGTTTTTCGAGTTCGCTACGAGCCCGTTCACAACGAATTCATCGCCTCTAGGTACACGGGCTCCGCGTGGAAAGATTGGGAGAAGCTGGAAACGGTTATTGCGCGTCTTCCCCTTAGAAAAGGCGCCCGGCCGGTGCGCCCTATGGATAACATTGATCCCGCAAGCGCCTCGACTGCGTTTGATTGGCTGCGCAAGTCCGACTTACACCAGGAGCTGGTGGGTCTTTCCATTCAACGGCGATTTATGAACTGCGTTTTGGGACCAGGGCTCGGAATGGACGGGACGGACTTGGACGCGGTTGTCCTAACACCCAGCGGCGACGTCCGATGCGTCGAATTCAAACGAAAATACCCTGCGATGGGAGCCAATAAGTCCTTTGGTTTGGATAAACGTCCACATGTTGCAACGGTCGAAACAATGGGCCAGATGAACATAAATACCCTGCACATCATTTTGGTGGGGCCAAAATGGGACAAGGTTGAATCACCGGTCACCTGGCTGAACGATAGTCGACTGGATCCGTATTGGACTTGGCTCGCGGCAGACCTCAATGGTGACGCCTTTGAACGAGCTTCGCTTCGCACCGTAGGGTCTGACAGCGGCCACCGTGTGGGTGAGCGGACGCAGTCCAGCATCAAATGGGAAAAGATTCGTCTTTTGAACGAGGGGTTGAGCTTGAGTGAAGCAGGGCGTGCACAGCTGGTTGAACTACTTTTGCATGGAACAATGCATAATGCTCCAAGCATGGATTACGTTTCGCTTTTTAACCGCAGAGCGCCTTCGTTTCCGCGTATCTCGTAGAACGCGTCTTGGCTGTTGCGGACCCACTCAGACAGACGCGCCGTCACCTCAGCGTCGTCCAATTTCCGGGTCCCTTTCAGGGCGCACTCCCACACGATTGCGACACGCCAACCGGCGACTAGCAGCGCATCCAGCGCTCGATCGTCATTTTCGCGATTGCGACCGATTTTCTTTTGCCAAAAATCCGGTCTGGTACTCGGCCACCTGAACAGTGCGCAACAATGCCCATGCCAAAAACATCCATGCACGAAGACAACTACTCGATGGCGCGGCATCACGATGTCTGGTTTGCCGGGTAGAGCTGCCGCGTGAAGCCGAAAGCGAAAGCCCGCACGGTGCAGCAAGCTTCGGACGAGGATCTCTGGTTTAGTGTTGCGGCCCCGTATGCCAGACATCATCCGACTACGGGTGGCCGCGTCCACAATGTCTACCATCAGGCAAAAAGCGGTAGTGTTTGTTGAGTGCCCTCGCGCTGAAGCTCAATCAGTTCGCGGACATGGGGGACCATAATCCGTGCGACCTCCCGCATTACCGGCATGACGACGCTATTGCCAAATTGTCGGTAGGCTTGGGTGTCGCTGACAGGGATCTTGAACGTATCAGGGAAGCCCATCAATCGAGCACATTCCCTCGGCGTAAGCCTACGTGGGCGCTTGCCTTTGCCTCGGAACACGAGAATTTCGGAACCGTCCTTGTAATAGCGAGCGGATAGGGTTCGCGTCACACTGTCTTCGTACGCCATACCAAACCCAAACCCGTTTCCAGCTGCCTTATGTTTGTCGGCGTAACCCTTGAGGTACTCCCACAGTTTTGGCGTCAGCGTGTATTTGGCCTGCACTGATTGTTTGCTGTGCGCAAAGAAACGTTCCTCATCCCACGGCAACACGGGCTCGCTGCCGTCAGTCTTATGCAATATCGATCTCAGCAGCGGACCCTCTACTGGCAGACGTAAATCGTCCCAAGAAAATCCGACCTTCTCCCGAAATCCGACGATGATGATTCGCTCACGGTGCTGCGGCGTAAAGTGCTGGCCATCCACTACCTTATAGTGAACGTGATAACCAAGCTCCTCGCGCAACGTTTGGAGAATCACTTTGAAAGTGTTGCCCTTGTCATGGGACAAGAGATTTTTAACATTTTCCAAGAGGAAAGCAGCGGGTCGCTTCGTCGCAATGATTCGCGCTACGTCAAAAAATAACGTCCCTTGGGTGGTGCATTCGAAACCGTGTGGCCGACCTAGCGAGTTTTTCTTGCTAACGCCTGCAATACTGAAAGGCTGGCAAGGAAACCCCGCAAGCAACACATCATGCGAGGGGACCTGCTCTGCCGGGAAGGGCACAATGTCGCCTACGAACGGATGCCGCTCTCCATAGTTCTCTAGGTAAGTTTTCTTGGAGAAATCGTTCCATTCGCTGGTAAAGACGCATTCGGCTCCGTGGGTCTCAAATCCCATTCGGATTCCGCCTATTCCAGCGAAGAGGTCAACTACGCGAAATCTTTGCTCCGTTGCAGGCCGGATCAATGTTGGGGTGTCAAGCATGTCGCGTAACGCCGGTTCCAACATAGCCGGACAGGGTGTCTTCCCATTTTCCCAGCGACCGATCGTCTTCGCGTTTCTACCGACTCGTTCAGCAATTTCCCGCTGACTGAAACGATTTCGGGCTTGTTTTAGAAGTTCTAGGGGTTCCGCTTGGGTCATGTATTTAGGTCTCGCTGGGTAAACTAGCGGACATTATGACCCAGGTCTGTCCCGTTACCAACAGTTTTCAGCGCCTGCTTGATAAACCAGAAACGTTGAGTGGAAGGAGCGGCCGCTGACCATCTGAGGTGGCGCCGAGCTGATCCGAACTGCAGTCCCCTCCGCGCCTAGCCCATTCTCTTAGGTCTTCGGTTTTCACGCGCCTATTCCACCGGCCTGTTGCCCGTGGTGTCAGGCCTTCCGAGAGGTTCATCGCATCGAAAATAGATGCGTTTTGATGCATGCCGCGTAACGACTGCGTGTAGGTTCAAGCGTTAGTTGATCTAGCAACCTGCCCCTGAACTTGCTCGGTTTCGAAGAATTTGGATACATCGTTCAGGCATCTGGCTAATGCACTGTCTAATTGCAATTTGCAGACGTACAGCTATTCCGCATGGCTCAGGTTTGCGAAATTCCATTCGTCTGTCGACTCCCGCTGCTGCCAAGTGAAGTCGTCACCGGACGCGACATTGCTGACGTCGAAATCGATTTCGATGCCGTGACATGAGGCGAGTTCGGACGTGAATTTGCCGAAGGAAGATGTCGCATTTGCTCGCATTGCTGGATCGTCCTCCCAGACCACCGCGTCGACGACGAACCACACTGCGACCCTATAGTGCGTGGTTGAGGGAAGCTCCTCATCTCTTTGAGCGATTGCTATTCGGATTTCGAGATCATCCCCGAGGTCGCTGACGATCTGTTCGAGCCGTTCCTTTGCATCCTTCGATATGCGCGTGACGAAGTTGTCGGGCCATGCCGGACGGGAGAAACGCAACGCATACCACGCTGCAAGCTTTTGTACCGCAACGTTGTCGAGTCGCCTTTCTGGATCCGGATCTATGCCGACAAGAGTTTCACGCGGGACGACGTATCTATTAGCTGTTGCGTGAGCACTCAGGACCAGCTCAGCGTGGGTCGTGCGATTTGGACGAAAGTCGATGAGCCGAGTGGACCTGAATCTCGCATACTGGGATCTGACTTTTCCACCGTCCGGGGAGCGACAGTGGAGGATTTCCACGAACGGTTCGGCTGACAACGTGCGGGCAAGCACGTCGCAAGTTTGAGACACGACCACGAGCCAGTCGTCTTTCCCTATGCAGGGCATATAGCCAACGCCAGGGTGGGCGAGATACTTCTTCAGTTCCTCAGCAGCTTCGTGAGGAAGCACTGATCCGGAGCTCCAGCCGCGAGCTGCAATTTGAAAGCCGATCGGTGTTGTCGACAATCTGCGTCCTCACTCATCCGAGGGTAGCGATCGGCGTGAAGGTCGACGCGTGTAGCCCTTCTCAACCATTTGCCGGCTCGCGGACTTCTGAAGTCCCACCAACCGGTGCGCCAGCTCAACGAATGCCTTTCCAGCGGCCGCTTCGTCTATCGTTTCGCCACACAATCGCTGAAGGACAGTGCTGCCGTCCGCCAGCGGTTCGCGCGCCAGCCGACTCAACGGTGTATTCGAAAGCTCTTTCCACTTGGTTGCAAGTCGACCGATGATCGACATGCGCTGATGGCTACCTTCCTGCAAAGTGAGGTTGTTTGATATATCCAGCCATTTATAAATCTGTGCTCGGGAAACGGAAAGAACTTCGGCCAAGGTCTGGATCGGGAGGCCAAATGCTGATTGAATCAACGTCAATTGATTGATGCGCAGCTGCGCCGCCGACATCGCTTTTCTCGGCAGGGCCGCTCGTACATTACCTGTGTGAATGCCGCCGGTCGCACGCGACCAAAACTCGAACCACCGTACGTAAATATGGTTGTCCTTCGCGACAAACACCCGTTGGTTTGACGCAGTACCCCACTGGGCGTCAAATATCTCGAATTTAGACGTTGCCGTTCTCTGGTGCGTCGAGACGATCTGTCTTGCCCACGGATCATCTAACTCAATTCGATCGCGTTGCGCCAGTGGCGTCGATTGGATCAAATGGGTGACGGGCCGGGTGTGCAACATGGCCTTGGTGCTCCGTTCTCGCCCATCTGTGATGATGCTATTGGTGTGGCTCACATCCACTCCTTTTTCGCCAAGTCGGATATCAAAGTCCCGAATGTCTTGGACATCTTCTCGTGCAGCTTGGAATAGACAGTTCCCACCTCGGCTGGATCGAACACCTTTTGTATTTCGGAAAGACAATCAGTGTCGATGAAACCAATTCGCTGGCCATTTTGCAGCGCGTTTTCCGCAGCCGATAGTACCGTAGGTTTCTGTAATGGTAATGCGTTGAAGTTCGGTGGCCATAGCGCCCCAGCTGGGGATGGAGTCGCTGTTCGGATGTTAACTGTTACGCCATCGATTTGGTAGGAGGAAATCCACATGCAATGCTGGGTTTCTGCACCCGTCGGCGAAGCCATACCCTGTAGCGGCGATGCAAGGTATTCATGCGTAGATTGACCCTCGCTCGGGACTATGAGATCGATGAAACGAAGGCCTGCTCGCTCGGCGAAGGGGCGCAAATTAGCCATGCCGAGCGCATTCAGAACTTGGTTCCACTGCTCCATAAAACTCCCCGAACCGCTGTAGCTGGTCGCATGAAGGCTAAGCGCCCTCGCCCCAACTTGAACGCCTCTCGTTTGATCTTCAGAGAGAAGGCGCCACGCAGGGGATGGTGTCGGCGTCGCACTGCCGTCTAGATATAGCTCGGTGGCCTCTACAGTTCGCGGATACTGCGACCTCAGGGCGTCTTGGATCGCCGGGATTGCGGTTCCGATCGAATAATGGGGCGAAATCACCAGCTCAGCAACAACGTAGGCGAGTGGGGGATTACGCCATGTGCCGAGCGTTGCAGTAGTCATCTATTCATTTCCGTAAAAGTCTTGGGTGCTAGCAAGTTAACGTTTAGTGTACACAAAAGTGGACAGTCTATGTCGTCGGGAGTTCCCTATGCGGGGCCGACGCTCATGAAAACTGCTGGAGAAGGCTTAGCGACCGATCGCGTTGTGCAGGTACTACACCTAAATTGCACCTAGAGTAGGCCGGTTTCAGCTTGAATGCCCGTGTACAGCCTTGGTTTTGGATTGCGCGAGTCGTGTAAGGCTTTGATTTTAAAGGGAGTTGCTCACGGTTTTACTCCTCCGAAGGCAGGGGTTGCTGGTTCGATCCCAGCCGGGCGCACCAATTATTGGTAAGGGTTTCAGCGATTTTAGCTGCTGGCCCCGCTACCTTCGAACTTCACCTAAATTACGCCTGAATCGCCGCTAGTTTGACCTGCGTCGGCGCCTCGGTCATTGACTGTAGCCATTGGCCGATACGGAGGTGTCTGGCGTTACCCGCTACGTCTGTCGCGATCATGAGCCACATGAAGACCGTGATCGGCTCCCAGGCCGCGAGTTGTGCAGCCTTGTCTATGTAAGTTTGGAAACAGCACACCGAGCGCGGCCGTGAATACACTGGCGGGGTCTGCATCATCTGCTTGTGGCAGATCCATAGCGCCGCCCAAGTGATTAACGCTCTTAAACCTGCTTGCGACCGCGAAGCATGCCATGTGATTTCGCCCACTCGCGCAGGGCGTCATTCATGCGTGATTGCCAGCCGGCTCCCGTGTCCTTGAACGCGTCGAGCAGGTCGGGATCGAGGCGAATCGTCGTATGCACTTTATGTTGACCGGTCGGCGTTGCGGGCCGGCCGCGACGTTTCAGCAAGACTTCGGCGGTCTGGTCGCCGACGAGGGACGGCAGAACATCCCGAGCCGGCTGCATGTGGTTCAGTTGCGCATCGGTAAGGGGCGGGTTGTCGGCATCGCCTTCCGCAGCTCGCGTCAGTGCCGCGTCTTCGGCGTCCGACGGGATATGAAACTTACGCTTGGTCGACAT